AAAGATTTAAATACTCCATTTTTAAATCAGCATAAGAATCTTTATAATAATAATTATTAATATTTGGATTTGCTAAAAGAAGAATTTTAGTATTGCTTGGATTTTGTATTCCATCTGAATAATTTGTGAATCCATTAACACCATAATATATAGTAGTGTCTAAAAGTGTATATGTACTTCCTACTAATTTATATCTTTTTACTGTAAATAAAACCCATTCTTTAACTGCTTCACTACCTGCTAATGGATTATTAACATTGTTTGGTTTTATATTATCTATATATTCTTTAACAAAATTAGAAACATTATAAGATGTACTTAATTGTGTTGCACTTGGGTTTGGTTTTGATAATGTATATGTAGGGGTAGCAGGAACTCCACTTCCATTATTATAAATAAATAATTCAATTTTACTTCCTATTGAACCAGCTTCGTTTACTTCAATTATAAACGGACTTCTTACTCTAACTACTTTCATACTGTATGATATTTTGTATCAATTAATTCTTCATCTATATATATTTCTTCTTTGCAATCCCATAAAATTACGTATTGAGTTGTATCAATTAAATTTTCACTTTCTATTATGAAAGTTGGAATTGTATCTTTTTCTTTATAAATTTTTACTATGTTCATTTTATATCTTTTAAATTATAATCTACCATTGTTTCTACATCTTGACCAAATGCTTTTATTAAATCTACATCGATGTATTTCTTATATCCTGCTTCAAATGGTTTTGTAAAAAATAAACTTGGTTTAATTCCTTTGTGAAATATAGAACGTGTAATTAAATAAGCTGTTGAATCATAACTTAAAAACCTACCGATTTTTTATCACGAAATTGAAAACCTTTTTGTTTAACCCATTGATTTATTCCTTTTGTTAAACCGCCTTTTTGACCTGTACCTGAACCAAACTTGTAAGGAGAATCAGGCGCTTTATTAGAACTTGTTTTACCTTTAACACCTAAATCTACAAACGTACCATAATCGTTCATCTTAAAGCCTACAATAGTAAAATCGTTTTCTGTTACTACTTCACCTTTAATACTATTTGCTAATGAACTTGTATTGTTATGACCTTTGCTTTTTAAATTATCCTTTGCTTCACGAATAACATAGTCACGAAACATTTGAATAGTTTTGTTTACCTTTTCAAGTTTTAACATTTTGTCATTCTGTTTTCAATAGCCATATCAAAAGTAAATGTAACACCTGCTATTTTGTTTTCAAATCGTTCTGTAAAAAATTCTATGTTTGCACTATTGTTTACTAATTCATAATCATCAGCTAAATCACCACGACTTAATAATTCTAAGAATCTATTTGCTACAGCTAATTGTGTATTTAATACATCTTGCTCGTTATCATTACCCAAGAATATATCTGTTACCTTTTCTTTTGATTCATCTACAATATCCATACATAAAATAGATATATTATAGTTCAATACAGGACCTTGATAAGATACTGAATTAACTATAATATGACTTAAAGGAAATATAGTTAACTTATTTAAATCAACTTTAAATATATCACCAGTTGTTACTGTATTAACAAACAAATCTTCTTGCAGTTTGTTTTTAATCACTTGTGTTATTTCGTAAAATGTACTCATTATCTTTTTTTAATTAAATCAGATTCTATTTGATTCTTTTGTTTCTCAAATGTTAAATATGTTAAACATTGGTTAATTGGTAATTCGGTAACTCTATCAAATCTTGTAAGATCTCCTTGAGCAATAGCATAGATTGAACTGTACCATCCCCACCGTTGTCCAAATTGTGCTGATGCAGAATAGTCTGTGTCTCCTGATTGTTCTCCAAATAAGTCAGTGTACTTTTCAATAGTTCGTTGCCTAAATTGTAAAAAAAAACATTAGCACCAAATACAACATCCAAAGGTGCGTGTTTCATTACATCACTATATGTAATACTACCATTATACTTTTCTATTTCATACGTGTTATTTAAACCCTTCTTTGTAATTGGTCTATATAATACTGCCATAGCTTTGTGCATATTATCCCAATCACCTATGTATGAATCTAAATCTGTATATTCACCAAAGGTCATATCTTCTAATTCAGGAATAAAACCAAACTCAACTCCACCAAGTTTAAATCTGTTTATAAATTTATGTGATTGCACATTAAACATTTTACCAAGTGATGCAGTTATTTCTAATACATCTTTAAATCTAATTTCAGCTACATCTTTTAAATCTATATTACAAAATGTTTGTACCATTTTCTGATTCAAAAATTCTTCATCTTCATTATCTTTAGCTATCTTTAAGAACGCTTGATATTGTGATAACTTAATTTCTTTTAATTCTGTAGGTATGCTTATTTCTAATTTCATATTATTGTTTTTTATATTAATAACTATTTTGTGATATTGTATTAAACAAAAAAAAGGCGTACATTTCTGCACACCTCTTTAACCAAATTTAATTAACCTAATCTTCTATTTGATGTATTGCTAAATCAATTATATCATTCATTTGTTTTGAAGATAGTATTTCATACACATCAACACCTTCTATTAATATTTCTTCATCTTCAATAGTGCTACCTGTATAATCATATGAATCACCTTTTGTATAGAATCCTTTTACTTCAAATTCTATATTACAATAATTAACTGCTACTTTAATTTTTTTCATTTGTTTGTTTGTTTTAAATTTTTAACAAATATAATATAAATTTGTTACATAAATTAGTTTTAACAATTATTTAACTTTTTAAATACTCAGCTGCTATAGTATACATCTGTTGCATCTTTTTAATTTCACCTATATTACGTGGTAGATTAATAGCCACTTCTATTCCTTTAACGTGATGTATGTAACATTGTATTGCTGCTATTATTTCTCCGTATGTCATTAGTATATAAAGTAATTACCTTTGTTTGCGTTACCTAATTGATATGTAATACAATATCTTAATGGGTCAATAATATGATTGTGCGCATCGATTGGAGTTTTAGACCTTTTTTCTAACCAACAATAATTGTTTAATTCTTTAATTAAGTTTATTGATTCAGGTGATACTATCAAATCATAATCTTGCAATACACTAATACCATAAGTAACAGAATCAGGACCTTTAATTGCAGGAACTATATTTAAACCTAATGTAGCTAATTCACTTATCAATCTTGGTTCAGCACTATCTGCTACTATTAAACAATCATTTGCGTGTTGCCTATTTAAATGGTATATCTGCGAAGTAGTTAAACCGTGCAGATAAAACCTTTCATTAATATAAATTCGTTTGTTTGTTGTGTCTATATTACATTCTACTAAAGTTGATGCGTCTGCAGCAAATCCATAATCTTGGCCGAATACAGATTTACCTACCTGTTTATATTCTCCTATAGTCCAATTAGTAAAGATAACACCTTCTGCTTTATCTAACCATCCACCTAATATCTGATGTTTGTATTTCTCAGGTCTACGATTCTTTATATTCTCTATTTGATTTATAAATGATTCGGATAGGTTTTCAATATTATCTAAATAGGTTGTGTGTATGTATGTAGTATCTCCTTTGATTAAATTACTACCGGCTTCTACTCCTTTATCTTCAAAGAATTTCTTATATATAAAGTGTTCTTTTGTTGCAGGGTTTAATACTAATAAAACTCTATTGTGTATGCCTTTAGTTCTTATGCTAAAGTCTATCTTTTCAAATGTTTCTTCATCTGTTAATTCTTCTGCTTCATCTAACACCCAAGTTGTAACACCTGCTAATGATTTAAGTGATGCTGTTTGTGTACCACTACTTGTTTTAATACCTTTAAATAGAATCTTAGACCCTGTTTTTCTATTTATGATTTCGTCCTTAGTTATATAAAAATCGTGGCTTAAATTAGCTGTTTCAATCTTATCTATAAATTCAGGTATAATAGATACAGATGCAGATGTTAATGTATATCTTGTAAATAATATTACGTGTCCTGTTTCATAAGTCAATCCTAATAAAAATGAATTTAAAGAATAAGACTTACCAGAACCACGTCCACCTGTTATAACAAAGTATCTACTTTCAGAACCTAATAAATTAAATTTATCGTTAAGATTGATTTCCAACTTTAAATATATCTTTTATATTAAAATCATTTACGTTGTGTGTAGCTTCTATAATTTCTTTTGGTTTACCAAATATATGTTCTGCAATAAATAACTGACCTCTTTGTGATTGCATCAATGTACCTTTAACAAAAGCTATTTTAGTTTCATCTTCTGTTTCTGTATTATATAATTCACCTAAAGCATTAACAAATATGTTGTTTACTTTTTCTTCTTCTACTTTTGATTTACGACCTGCATTGGGTCTAACACCACCTCTAATTTTTTCCATTTGAAATAAGTATTGATTATTCAATTTAATAATAAATAAAATCTATTGTTGTTTAATCTATTAGTTCATCTATATCAATTTTATGTTTTTCTAATAGTTCATATATCTTTTGGAAAGTAATATCAATTCCTTCTTCTACTTCTAAATCGTCTGTTGATTCAAATAACTTTTTTTTGGTATTATAAACCAATTCAAATATAAAGTTAGTCATATCCATTGCTTTAATTGTAGCAAGATATTCTTGGTTATCTTCAGGTAGATTAAATTCTAATATTGCTTTCATCTTCTTGTGTTTTAATTTCCCAATAGTACTCACATTCTAATCCATCGTTAGGCGGTTCAGTAAAATACGATTGATAATATTTACTTGGTTCTGCTTTATATCTGTAACAAGTTGAGCTTAGTTCGCAGTTGTTACCACTGCACATTGTTATATCTGGCATCTTATTTCTTTTTAAATGTTTCGTTATAGTATTGTTCTGATATTGACTTTATAACTTTGCCACCTCTCATTTCTGTATGATTGCCGTTTTCCCAAGCATCAATAATCTGTTGCTTTTCCATTTCTTTGGCTTGTTCAATCTCAATGGTTTCTCCTTTTACAAAAGGTAACCCTGTTTTAATTAATTCTTGTTCTAACCATTCTACTGCTGTCATAATCTTATTTGTTTTTATAAAGTTTACTTAATTCTTTTGTTACTTCTTTCCAATGTTCTGTTTGTTGCATTGTACCTGTACATAAAGTTCTATTATATTCTTTGCTGTATTTATTGTAAAGTATTTCTGCTCTTTCTTTTGCTATCATAATTTTTCTATTTCTTGTTTAACTTTTTGCCAATAATCGTAATCTTCAATATAAAATAAACGACTTCCGTTTAATATCTCATCAACTGCTATTAATGCACATTGTTTAGCAAGTATTTCCCAATCCTCATCATTAGATATTACTCCTGCAAAACTAACCTCGAACTTATCTACTAACTCTTTTGCTTTTTCTTGTGGTGTCATAGTTTTATGTTTTTATTCATTCTATAAAATGCTTCTAATCTATCTTTTATTAATGTGTGTTGTATTGTATCTTTTGTATTTGTCATTAATGTATTTAGTTCATCTATTATTTTGTATTCATATATTTGTGTTTTTATTTCATTTAATTTATGAAGCTGTATTCTTAAACTATCGTTTTCTATTTTTAACTCCATTACTTTATGCTTTAACTTTTCTATTTCTAATAGTTCTTTTAGTTCTGAATCATCCATTGTAAAGTAAGATAGTATTGTAGTTTTAAACTTTTTTAGTTCAGGATTATATTGTTCATATACTTTATAATTGTTTAAAGAGTTTATTACTGTAGCGTGGTTTAAATCTATTGTATCGCCTATTGCTTGTAATGTTTTCTTTGGCTTTAATTGTTTTAATACAGTGCAATATAGTGAACGCATTTCTATTGTTTCTCTTTTGCGTGTTCTTATTTCTATATCTGTATTTGTTTCTTGCTTTATTATTTCTTTTAATCTTTCTGTTATGTCCATTTTAATCTGTTTTTAGTTTTAATAAGTTCCAACATTCAATATATCTTTGCCTTGCTTTTCCTTTGTGTAATTCTTTAAATAATTGGTATATCTTTTTAGTATATTCATATTTAGTTTTGCATTCTGCTAAATACTTTTCTGCATACTTTTTACCATATCCTTTGCAGTAGTTTACATTATCAGCTGTATCGCCTACTATCATTTGTTCATAGAAGTTATATAGTGCTTCTTCTTCTGATATATCATAGATACATTTATGTTTTATATGGTAGTTATACATCAAGCAAGGGAATTGTTTATAGTCTTTATCTATTGAAACTATTATTACATTATCTCTGCCTATTGTATTTGATAATTCAAACCAGTATTTAGCAACTACATCATCTGTTTCACATCCATAACCAAATATAGAATTATATTGTTCTTTTACATATTGGTGCATTTCATTTAGTAATGGAGGTAGATTATTGTAGTCTCTATTTGCTTTATACTTAGGTGATATGTATTTTCTAAAATTACCTTTAGAACCTGAAAATGTTTTTACTTCATTTATTTCGTAAATATCTTCAAGGTAGTTTATAATATACATAAACACTTCATCAAATTTTACCATTGCATCTTCAATATTATGGTGAAATCCATCGTCATCAAGAGTTTCACGTTTCTTGTAGCAGCTTGAAAATATCAAACTATCTGCATCAAATAATACTACCATTAGTTTACTTCTTGATTGTTAATTATTAACTTTAAAATATGATTGTAAACTCTTAATTCACGTTCAGTACTGTTAATTACTACAGTTAAATGTTCGTCACTAATTAAACTTTTACCGCTTATTAAATCATTAACTGCTTGGTGTAATTCTCTATCCAATCCCATTACTTTAGATTGTATTTTTATTAATGCTAATTCATTCATAGTTTATTTTTTAAAACGGACAATATTCTTTTTTAGGTTTCAATATTAATTCTTTGTAATCTCTTTTAATTTTTTCTTGTATTGCTATTCTGATAAAATTACCTACATCAACGTTTAAAGATTTCATTTTTTGAAGCGTATTTAATTGCATTTCTGAAATGCGAATTACTTTTGTTTGCGTGTACTGTTTCATAATTGTAATACATTTATAGCGTGTAGCGAGTAGTTATAGGTAATTAAACTTGACGTATCCATTCAAGTGTTCCATATTCTGTTTCATAACCTTCTCTTGCTACAATAATAACCGAATCATCATTTACATTTATTTTATGAAAATCATAATTTGAACGTAAGTAATCTTCTAAATCCTTATGATTATTTGCAACTAAAATTATTGAATCGTTGTAATCTCTTTTTAATGTAAGTAATAATTTATTCATTTTTCTGTAAATTAACTACCTATAACAGCACCTTTAAAAAATGTCTGCCATAAGCATTGTTTGTCAAATGAAGTAATTTTTAGGCAGCCACTTCTTAAAGCTGCAAAACGTTACTGGCTATTAATTGCCCCATAAGCAATCCTCCATATTTCTTCGTGCGTTGGATTTTGGTTATCGCAAATCTTTTCAATGTTCTGCAAGGCAATTAACAGTTCGCTTCGCCCACTAACATCGGCTATACGCAAGTTTTTTACTTCCGTTAGTCGGTTAATAACATTATTCGCTTCTATCAGCATTTCTATCAATCTATCTTTCTCAATCATTTGATACATCTCTACTTTTTCAGAGTGTGTCATTTCAATTACTTGCATCATATATTTTAATTTAGTGTTTCAAATCCGTAAAAAACCTGACGTATAGCCGAGAAACGTTATGAACAATAAACCCAACACACAATCCCAACAAATACAATTATACCAAACAATATTAACATCCAATTTGGTATTTTATGATAACCACATTCAAAACCAACTCGTTCCTCTTTTGGAACATTTGGTATAATTCTATTTTTACTACTCATACACTCAACCGTTACTATCTTATTCTTATTTTATCTAAATTTAACATTGTTTCATCGTAATTTAATACCTGTTTAACTACTTCCTCATAAGCATCACTTTCGTTCCATTCTTTTATTAATGCTTCTGCTACTTGTGTAAGTTTGTTTCTTACATAAGTGTTTTCTGATAAGTTTACTATTTCAATACAGTTACTTAATGTTTCAATAATTTCTTGCTTTGTCATAATGTTTGTTTTTAATTGTTATACAAATATAAACAAGTTATTTACATTAAAAAACTTTTTATTAAAAATTAACAAATATTTAACAAAATAAAAAAAGCTACCTTTTATTAGATAGCTTTTGATTAATTATTTTTCTGTAAACTTCATTAACTGATTCTTTATTGTTTCCACGTTTCCAGTTAAAATCTATAATTCTATTTATTCTTTGCAGTGCTGATTGTTTACTTTTCATATTGTTTTAATTTTTCAAGATATAAAATCATATCCATTGCTTCTTCCTGTGCGTGTTGCAACCATTCTAAGCGTGTTAAATCTGTTCTATCTAATGTTGTGTTATATTTATTAATTCCTACTTCAGAACGCTGTTTAAATTGATTTATAACTGATTTTACTATTGTATCTTTCATTTGTTAAATCTTTTTGAGTGTTGTGTGTAAAGTTCCATTGTTTTCTTTAATGCTTCGTATTCTGTTAATTCTAAATCTTGTGCGTTATCTTTTAAAGTATGTACTTCTAACCTGTTTGATATTTGAAACTTAACTACTTTGTATTTCTTTGAATTTTGTATTGGTTGTATAACATAAGCTAAATCATTTTTATGGCAAATGTAACTACATTGTAATTCCGCATCTGTAGGAATATATTTTTCTATTTGTTTTTTTGCCATTACTTTTCATATTTATTATTTAATATTTTTGTAATTACTTCTATTGTTTTTTCTACTGGTATATGTTTTGAATTTAATATTTCATTTATATCTTCCGCAATAAATTTATTATCTGTATTCCAATTTATTTGTGATATGTTTTTTTCGTCTACATATAAAACCATTTTAATTTCCATATTTTTTAATTTAATTTTAAAAACTCTGTTTCAGCGTGTTCTGAAAACCATTCTTTGTTTTCTTTATATTTGTCGATAACTGCATTTATAAATACTAATTCATCTATTGAACTTGTTTGCAGTTTTTTAACTATTGCTTCAATACTATTTAAAATGTTTGTTGTTGTTTCAGGGTCTGTATTGTAAATTATACTATATTCTTTTCTTACTGTTTCTTCTAAATCTTTATTTAAACTATTTATTTTGTGTTTAATTTGTTGTTTGTATTGTGTTGTAAAAAACAAACTTTCGTTTGCTTCAAGTAATAATTGACTTAATATTACTGATTTTAAATACTCTTGCTGTATTACATTTATTTCCATTGTTTTGCTTTTGTTATTTCTAAATATGCTACTTCTTTTTCTACTTTATTGGTATTATAAAATTGTGTTGTTGCTGGATTCTTAAAGTTAGTTTCCCATTCAGGTATAATTATGTTTAAATTAAAACTATAAATACCTTTTGGAGTTGAATTAAAATACATTGGTGTATCTAAATGCTTTTCACATTCTTGCTTCATTGCATCGTACTTTTTCTTTTCAAGTAATAAAGTACCATAATGTGCTTTTCTACACTTTAATTCTAATCTATGACCTGAAGCGGGACTGTAACAATCCCACCTTGACATTTGATTCTTAGCTTTAACTAAATCAGGATATACATTTTCTTTTAACCATTCAAATAAATCAACTTCTTTCCAGTTAGTCATTTAATTTGTATTCGTTATAAACTTTTCTTAATTCTTCTACTTTCCCTTTCCAACAAGAACCACAAGATGATAATTGCAAACGATAATTAAATACGTTAAAATAAATATCTGATACTATTAATTGTTCACTTGGTGTTAATGTGTTTTTTAAAGGGTCTAAAAACCCTGTTAATAAATTATAATCTGCTTCTGTTAAACAGTTAATGTTTGAATTATAAGGAAACAATTTATTTAATGTTTCTTTACGTTTGTCGCATCCACAATCTAATCCAGTTGCTTTGCTAAATGTTTCTACTACTGCTTTAATTCCTGTTGCGGTTGTGATAGATTCTATTGTATCACCTAAACCTTTTGCTTTTCTACCTCTTGCCATTTTAATTGTTTTTAATTTTGTTTATATAATTCAAATCTTCTTTTGTAATTTTGTAATCTTTTTCCCTTACTAAATGAATAATATTAGATACTGAAAATATCATTTTTAAATCATTTGTTGCTGGTATTTCTTCTATTTTAACTTTAGATAGTGTGTTAAAATCTATATAATTATAAAATTTAATTAAACCTTCTATATAATTCCAATTCATTAGTAAATATTATTATAGTCATTTGTAATATAATCTTGATAATCTTTTTGAAATTTAGTATTTAATATTTCTTTGTAATTCTTAATGCTATGAAAAATTGATATTAAACTTATGTTTGTTTCTTTTGCTATATCCCGCATTGACATATCTGTATCTCGGTATAATTTAAACAATTTGCGGTCATACCAATGCCAATTATCTATTTCTTCATCTATTATTAAACAGATATTATGATATGCTTTGTGTTCTTCTACGTTTGTTTCATCAAATAATTCCCAGCAACCATCAAAAGATACTTTATTAATCTTTTTCTTTTTATTGTAAAACTGATAATACAAAGAACGTAAAGTAAAAAACATATATCCTTTTCGTACATTACCATTTACATCAATTAGCTTTGTAGCATCAGCATATTTCATTAAAGCAATGTAACTTTCTTGGACTATATCTTCTGCATAATCATACTCGCCAAGTTTATAAATAACTTCTACCCATTCTTTGTGATGTTTTGCAACCTGTTCTAACCATTTGTAGTTGTCCATAAAAAATTAAAGGATATAAATAATATTACTATTTGAATTGTGTGGTCTGTTTCTGTAATATACACATCATCGTTATATAATGCACCAAACATTACTCCTTTAATTGGCGTGATTATTACATCACATTCAAAAAAACTTGTTGCTAAAAATACTACTGCTAAAATAAATACTAATATTAATGTAAATAATTCCATAATTTTAATTTTTTATATATGCTGATTTCTTTTCTGTTTTTACTTCTGCTATTTGTACTTCAATATTAATGTGTGTTAATTCTGTATCTATTTCTTTTAACTTTAACATTAAATTTTCTATTTCAATCCAGTTGTATTTAGTTTCCATATCAACTAATTGTTTCAAATATAACAACTTTTCTGTTAAGTCTTTAAAATAACTTATTAACATTTTGTTATCTGAATTTAATACTAACATTCTTGTCGCAGAAGTTTGTAATTCGTTTATGTGATTTTTAATTGTTGTTTCCATTAGTTAAATCTATTTTTAATATTATTTCTTTATTATACATTGCTTTTAAAATATCTTCAAAATCAATTTTTGATAAAACAACATTCATTTCATTATCATACCGTTCATTAAAAACAACTACTTTATTATCTATTAATCTTTTTATTTCTATTCTTGGTCTTGGACTAATTAGCGTAACAGGTTTATCTTTTTCGTGTAAACCTATAAATATTTCGCCTTTTCTATCTTCCCAAGTAAAATCCTTTTCCATAACACTTTTACCTTGTTCTATTTTATTTAACAAATTAGTATCTGAATTATGTATATAACGATGCCCTAAATTTAACATTGTCGAAATAATATGTTCTTTTGGTTTGTAATACTTCATTTCTTTGCCATTAAAAGCAAACTTTAAATATTCTTTTTCTATTAAAAATTTTTCAAATTTTATCATTTTAAAATATATCTTTTAATGGGTCGTAAAAAGCACCTTCAACTTGTGGCAATCCAAAACTATTAACTTTAAAGCTAAAGTTATCAAATGGTGCGTTTCTTGAGCGTTTACAACTTACGGTTACTAATCCTTTATTTACTGTATTTAATTCTAATTGTATTTGTGTTTCTGTTTTCTTTTCTAAAAAAGAACCTAAATGACCTGTTGGTTTATCTGAACCAAAGTTACTATGGATAACTGTTATTATATGACAATTCAATTCTTTTGTCCATTTCATTAACTTTTGAACCACATTATTTGATTCTTCAATGTTATTTACATCACTACATAAATCTGCAATTCCATCAATAATTACTAATCCAATATTTTTACCTTCTAATTTGTCATAAAGATAATATTCTATAAAGTCTATACGTTCTTTAAATCCTAATTGTCTTAATGCTAATGTGTGGTATTTATCTGATTTTATTGAAGTCATATCTAATGGTCTTTTAAATACCATTGCAGCGTGAAAGTTACCTTGTTCTGTATCAAAATGTACTAAATGCTGATTGTGTCTATTTGCTTTTAAATCACCTGCAAATGATTGTAAATTTTCAGCTAAATAAACTGCTGATAATAAACTTACAAAAAATGTTTTCTTTGATTTTGGCGGTGCTTGTATAAAACTAAAGTTTCCGTATGTTCCTAATGGTACTGGATAACTTACTTCGCCATCTTTTGTTTCATAACTTTTAGTTCCAAATGATATTGCAGGTTTTGGGTGTTCTATTTTTTCTAATGGATTAATAAAGCATTCTTCCTCGTACATTTGCATTAATAATCTTTGTGCTTCTATATCCATATTATTGTTTTCTTTGTTTAAAAAAAGGGTAGCTTTTACACTACCCAATTAAATTTAGAACGGCAAATCCGCTCCTACTACTTCTGCAGTAACTTCTGCTTTTTTATCAGCAATTTTAATGTTACCATCTGTCCAAATTACATTTCCATTACCTAAATAAGACTTTGGCTTTTTAGCTTCACGTTCTTCTTTAGTTTGTGAATCTGTTGCAGAAACATTTTGACCCCATTGGTTAGATTCATCATTTACTCCAATAGTAAAATTGTAATAAACTGCTCCATCTTTACCTTGAACAAACTTCTCTTTTGGTAATTTGTCTACTCTTAAACTTAAATTAATTAATGCACCCATATTATTTGTTTTTTATTGCTTACCTTTTTTTACTGTTGTCAGCTATTCAGTTTTACAAATATAATAATTATAACTTAGTATAAACGCAATAGATAATACTTATTTTGTTTTTTAAATCTACAGCGTCTATACGATAGTTATCGGCAACCCTAACTGACATCACCGAAATTTTCGACATAGTATTCAATTCCAGAAGTTCCCCTGTCATAATTACCTGCTCTATAACCTTCGTTAAAAGCATCTGCAATAATTGTTTTTTCTTCTTCAACAAGTTCCGCAGCTTTACGAATTACTTTTTGTAAAATTTCGTATGCAGTTAAAGTTTCTCCATTTTTAGCTATCAATTTATCATTAAAATCAATTAGCTTTTTAAGTGTTGTTTGTTCCATTTTATTTATTTTAAATTATTAATCATTCCTAAAGAAGGGCAGCCGATAACACCACCTATACGCAAGTTTTTTGAAAAACAAAACCTGACGTATAGCTGTAAACGTTATAACCAATTATAACCCATCTTTGTAAATAACATCGAAATCACGATATTTTTTTCTTAAATGTTCGTAACTTAAATCAATTCCATCTTCTCTAATTAATCTTGGAAATGAAAATGATGGCATAATTGGTTTTAACTGCTTTTCAATTTCTTTTAGTTTATTAGATAATAAGTAATTCTCATATTCTAATAACTTTATTCTTTCTTTTAATTCTCTATTCCACATAATAACTGGTTATAACAGCAATTACACGCTATTGCTACATTGTGATTAATTTAGTGATTGTTTTGTACCTTTCAATTCCGTGTTAAACTGAAAGATGGTTTTGTGTTTTTACGCAACAGACGTCTATACGATAGTTATAAGTAATTAATTTTTAGCTTTGGATTTACATTTATGCTTTATCAAACCACAATAAACCCATTCAATAAATCTACCAAGCCAACCTATACATTCTCCACATTTTTGACAGCAATAACTTGGGTATTTCGCCTTGAATGTTTTACAGTTTTTACACAATGAGTTTGGTTGTCTTAAATCACACACTACACCCATTTCTGGATTTATTGCTCTATTGTGAATACATTTCAATTCTCTTTTCATATTATATATTTTTTATAAGGTAAAACTAAAAATTAACATACTTATAACAAAGTGTAAAAAACATTAAAACGATTTTTTACACTCAACCGTTATAACTTATTTAGTTAATTCGTCTTTCACTTCTTTAGTCATTTTATATTTAGCTTCTATTGCAGAAACTAAACCACCATTTTTAACGTATTCTAATGCTTTATTAAATTCAGGTGTATTTTTATTTAACCATTTTAATTCTTCTTTAGAAGTACTCTTTTCGTGCTTATTTGATGCGTCTGCATCTTGTGTATCGTCAATTAGCAATAAATTACCTAATGCGTACTTTTTAGCATAAGAACTTGCAGAACCAAACTTTTGTGGCATTTGCATTCCTTTTTGTTCTAAATCTACACCAACTATTGCTGAAGCCGTTAGTGTGTCTAAATCATCACTTATTGCAGCTACAGAACGTAACATTGGAAATTGTAAAAATTGTGATTCAACTATTGATTCTGTAATTGTAAAATTCACTTTATATTTTTCGTTAAAAGGTTTAAGTGCTTCTAATATATCTTCTGCACTTCTAAAGTTGTATTTTCCAAAACTATTTAATTTTGATTTGTTTGCTTTAAATTCTTTTTGAATTAAAGATAGTTTTTGATTAAGTGTTAATTCCATTTTATTTTAATTTTAGGTTATAAATTTCTTTTTTAATAATCACTTTGTATTCTTTCGGACAATCTTTGTCTAATGCTTCAAAGCAATATCCTGATAGTACGTTGTTAATGTTTTCAAGTTCGCAAACTCTTGCCTGTAAACTTTCAATTTGAAATCTTTGGTAGTCTATTAAATCTTTCATATTATAAAAAATAAATTGTTGTTAAATAAATTAATGTTAATGTAATCATAAATGCTAATGATAATGCGAAATCTTTTAAATTTTGTTTCATAATGTTTGTTTTTTAGTTATTATTGTTATGCAAATATATAACTGTTTTTTGAATATAAAACTATATTAATTTTTTTTAACAATACTTTAACAAATAAAAAAAGCTACCTTTTACAGTAGCTTCTTAAAACAAAGAAAAACAAAAACAAATTTTTAACTTAAATCATTAACCTTATTAGTATAGTATTCTATCATATCTATTAAATCTACATCTGCAAATTTAACAACTTTATGTGATTTAGCATACAACATATCAGGAAAGTTATTATCAAATTTTGAACAAAGATATTTACCATATAAATATATTTCTCCAGCTTTAAATACATTACACCCTGCACATTGAACGTGGCAATTATCTTCATCCCAACGTGTGTTATAATGACGTCTTGACATATAATGACCGTTTTGTAATTTACTCCAATGATTTTTTTTATTACAGGTTACGCAAATAGCCATATCATTAATAGCGTCTTTTCTTCTAATATAAATACTGAAGATTTTATCTAATTTTTCAACTAAACTTTTCCTTGTTGGTTTTTTTTTAACTTGGCTTAAACTCATAATTTCTTTGGTCGTATTTAGATAGTTCTTTAATTTCATTTTCTGTAATTGTAAATAAATATTTCATATCATTCAAATTCCAAGCTATTATTTTTTCATTTGGATATATTGGGTTTTTTAATTTAATTAAATCAGCTAAATGAACTGCTCCTGTTTTGTCATCTACGAAAATAAGGTAAAAATTAACCGAAGTAGTTTTTACAAAATTTAAGTACTCATTATAGCTTTTTATATTTATCCCTTGTGCGTTCCATTTATTTAATCGTGCTTTTGTTTTTACATCAATAGCAATAACTTTTTCTTTATTATAAGTACAAAGCATATCAAAATAATGTGCTTTATCTTTTGTAAAAGGGCGGTAAACTATCCACCCTTTTTTTTCTAAATAATTTGAAATTATTTGTTCTCCAAGTTCTCCTTTTTGCAATTTAATTTGAAAACTCATAATTTAAAATTTATTTATATCGTTTCCAAAAACTTCCCATCCATTTCTTTTTTCTCTACTAAAATATTCTAACCTTCTTCCCATTGTTATTTTTTCAATCATTTCAAAAAACGAATCTGGCTTTCTTGAGTGTTCCCTTCTTGGTTCGTTTAAAATATCTCTAAAGGTTGTATTTTCCCAATATGGTTTACCTTTAACTCCTACAATACAAAACTCACATTGCATTCTAAACCAAGCACCCATTCCCATTTTTTCTTTATTCCAAACTAAAGTTGCTTTGTAATCTAATCCCCATTCTTTTAAAATTTCAAAAGCATCAGGCAAAAATTTATGTGTAGTCCAAAGTAATACAACAGCATCATTTATTAAAGGCATTTCAATTTTTTTTATATCTTCAATGCTCATTTCAGGATATGGATTTGCAACTCTTCTACCTACTGAATCAAATGAAGTTATATTTTTGTTTTCTCCTTCATAAGGCCAAGGCGGGTCAACTGAAACAACATCAAATAAACCTTCTAATTCAGGCAATAAACCCTGTTCAATATCTTCTATTTGTTGTTCAATTAATTCAATTCTAACTGCTTTCTTTTCCTCTTTTTTTATTTCTTGATAAACTTGGTTTATACTTACTTCGCCAGTGCTTAATTGTGCTTTAACTTCTTCACTTGCTTTGGCTTCAATTACTTTTACTTTTGCTATTGTATCTTTACCAACATTTGCAACATCAGCAACTTTTTCAATAGTTCTACCCTGTTCTGATTTCGGCACAGGTTTGCCACTTAACATTCTTTCTTTTGCTCTTGCAGAAAATACACTTTCAAGTTCTAAAGCTAAAACACTTCTTTGATAATTACTTAAATTTCTTCTACCAAATTGGTTGTTAATCATCCATTCACGAACATCATTTTCATTATCAAATCTTTTACTTTCAGTTTGATAATCTAAATTCCAACGGGTAGCAATTTCAAAACGGTTATGCCCATCAATTATAAACCCATTCCAAGTTATAATTTTTTCACGAATACCCTCAGCCAAGCAATTCGCTTCAAGTTGTTTAAATTCTTCATTTGTTAATGCAGGAATTAATTTTTTAAATTCTTCTTTAATTTGTATCATATTTTTTTAAATAAAAAAGCATTTAAACGCTTTCGGTGTGCATACCTACTAACGCTTAAAAGCTATTAATGTTTTTAGTTGTTTGAATTATGCACAATTCTTTTACAAAGATATAAATTTATTTAGATATACAATTTTATTTTATTAACAATCGTGTTAAAAACTTTATTTTAAAAAGTGAACCTTTTTAATTTTTATCTTATAACTTTGCCGTGTTGCAAAAAACAAAATAAACATTTAAAAAAAACAAAATAAATAGACAAAAAAAAAGCAAAAAAAGTTTATAAAAACAAAGTAAGTGGAGGGCTTGGCTACAAAAAACTTAAAAAAAGAAACTTGATTTTAAATTTTTATATAAATAGATGATTAATGGAATTAATAACAACCACAAATAATTCCAATAATTCTGTTTTCTATCTATATCCTTTTTAAATTCTTTAACTGAAGTTTTAATTAACTCCTTTTTTAGTTCATTCTTAGACACTATTTTCTTTTCTATATGTAAACTATTATCTTTTACTTTTTTGTATCTTAAAACAACGTTTTTGTACGTTATACCGTTTATTACAATATCTTTTAAAGTATCTAAAGGTGTAATAGTAAATTCATCTGTATAAATATCGTTTTTAATAGCAATATTTGTTTCTTCTTTTGTAACAATTTTAGTTTCTATTTGTTTCAAAGAATCTTTTTTAATTTCCTGTATTGCTACTTTTCTTGAACCACAACTAAATAAAACTAAACTAACTAAAATATATATCGCTTTCATATTTTCTTCTTTTTGTTAAACCTGCAACTTCTTTTTTATTTACTTTATTCCACTTCTTAAATTCTAATCCTATTAAAATATCATTGTGATTTTTATTAACTAATTTTAAAAGTGTACTATTCATAAAATTTGCCATTCCAATATTATATGCTAAAGATACACAAGCATTAAACTGATTTTGATTTAAAGGTGTTTTAACTAAATTAGAAACTTTACTTGCAAATCTATCTGCAATAGTTTTAAACATTTCAAACGCTTGTACTTTAGTTGTTTCTTTATCTAATAAAGTTACACGTTTCCCATTACTGTAATATGTATTACCATAACCTATTGTCGGTACTTTTGCAGAACATAAATAAGGTTTTGCACTATACCCTTCAAATTCTGTAATAAGTAAATATCCAGCATTATTTAGCTTCATCTTTATTGTTTTTTTCTAATATATACCAACGTCTTAAAGTATATCCTGTGGCAGCTATAAAAGCTAATATTTTCATTGCAGCATCTACATCAGTAAAAGATATTAAAAAATAAGTTCCTGTAAATAATGATAATTTTAAATCTAAAAAGTATTGTTTCATTTTCTTAATCTTTCAACTATGTTTGTAATTCCTTCTATTCCTATGTAAGCCGTTGCAATAACAACCCAATCAGCACTCGTTAATGTTCCACTAAATAAACCTCCACAAGCTATTAAAAAAACTAACAACTTGCGTGAAATCCATTTAGATAATATTATATCAAATTGCTCTTTACTCAAAATCTATTTCTTTAATTGGCTCACATCCAGCAAAATTATGTCTTGGATTGTTAGGGAATATTTCACTTTCAAAAACTATTTCAATATCACTCATTACGTCGTAAGTTCCATTTTCTAAAACTATTTTACCAATTTCAACAACCGCTTGTATTCCTTTACCGTATGTTAATTGTGGCTCATCGTTTAAGTCTTTAACTTCAACGTAAACTCCTTTAGCTAATAAATCAGCTATTGCAGTTTCTTTGTCTTTGTAATTTAATTTATAAATTTCCATTATAGGGTTGTTAAAGTTGCCATTTCTGTATTGCTTAATGCAGTCTTATAAAGTTGAATAGAATTATAATTTTGTCCGTATTTATCAATGCCTGTATCTAATAAAGACAAAAATAGATTATTTGCTACAATTGCTGTTGCTATGGTATTTGTAGTTATTAAAGTACCATTTATAAAAAGTTTTAAAATTGTATTATTATAAACTAAAGAACATTTATATCTTTGATTTTTAACTGCAGCGACTCCAGTATCAAATGAAATCAACAAAACAGTATTATTAAATCCTGTTATTTGAAAATTTCCACTTGTATTGATTTGTAAAAACATACTTGCACCAGTGTACCAATTATTATTTACTAAAGATATAGGAACGGTATCGTTATTATTATAAACTACAAAATCTACAAACGCAGTCCCCTCTGTTTGCCCTATTAAACTACTTATCCCTGTTTTAGATATTACATCAGCGTTACGAGTTACGGTAGATGCAACTGTTGGAATGTATGAAGTTGGGTATGAACCTACTTCTAATTGAGCATTTGTAACGCTTCCTGTAACTGTTAAAATTAAACTTCCTGCTGTTGGCGTAAAGGTTAAAGTTACTCTATTATTTGCTCCTGTTCCTGTTAATGTTGCCGAATGAACTCCCGAAAGAACTATTGAACCTGTTCCGTAAAAAGATAAAGTATGGGAAACTGCCGTTACTGTTCTTGTTTGTGTTGTTAGTGTAGCACTTGGAAAAATCAAATTAGTTCTTTGTGGCTCTACCAATATACTTGGACAACTTCCGTTTGTGTAATCAATACGGGGTACGTTTACAGCTACGCTTTCAATCAATCCTGCACTATTAACTCTCGTTGCTGTTGTAGCACGAACTACATCCATATCGCCCAAAGTTGTGTTTGGAATTACTGAATATAACTTACTTTCTTTATACGAATTCGGAGTTACTACCAAACTTGCTTTATCTAATAAACTCATATACTATCTAAATTTGTTAATGTTGTTAATAAGCAAGATTGTGCTTCAAATATACCTGAATCAGCTAAAACTCTTGTTGTAAAATTAAATGTTATTCCGCCCTCATTTCCTACAATATCTGTTTCTCCACTATAACTTGAATAATGTGATTTACCCCAAGAAATAAGATTGTTAAAAGCACCTTGTCCCCAACCTATATTATTGTTATTTGCTCCTTGACCCCAACCTATACTATTTGCCATTCTGTAATTTATTTAAAAAAATTTCTAATTTCTTTACGTTTACTTCTTTCGGTTTATATGTTTCTTTTACACTCATAATTATAAAATCCATCCTGTAAAGTTTGCATCTTTATCCGGGAATACATCTGAATTTGAATTTGTGTTATATTCAGGAAAAGAAACTTGGTTAAAACTCATATAATTAATAAATCTATTTGTATAACTTTGTGCAACATCACGTTCTTTTTCAATTAAAAAGTCTATTTCATTCTTTTCTACAGATGTACTACTTTCAGAACTATGTTTAAATACTCCTTTATTTGTTACTTTATATGCTGCGTAAGGTAAAAACTCTACCATAGCCCAATGTATTACCATTGGTTTAATATATACGCTTAAAAGCGTTGTATATGGTGCTGCTAAATTACCTGCTACAATTCCATCATTAATTTTATTATATAGTTTTGTGCCTAAATAATTTTGAATATGTAACTGTTGTGCCTGAAAGATATATTGTGTATATGTATCAGGGTCTAAATTACCATTCAAATTAGTAAATTTAACTATATCATTTGTACTTATAAATAATCCTTGTGCCATATCTTAATTAGTTTGTATATCCCATTTTATCCCAATACGCTTGTGTATAACCTTTTGTAGGCATATCACTTGGTTTCATAGCTACTTCTTTATCATTTCTAATTCTATAACCATATTTTTCTGCAGTTGCAGAACTAATAGCTTTTGCATTCGGATTTGTAGGGTCAATTTTAACACCATCAAAATTAGCATAAGTTCTACGCAACCATTTATGATTGCATCGTGGTCCGCCCTTAAAAAACCAGACAGAATAAGAATCAGAACCATTTTCTCCAAAACCAGCATTAACAACTTGCGTTTCCATATTTATAATATCTTCTTTACGATATACTTTGTCTGAACGTAACATTTTACTGCAAAATTCACGTTCACCGCTTAAATCACCACTATAAACATATCTTGTAACAAACTGAACTCCATCAATTACTTTGTCTTGTTCTGGACTTTTAATATTTGGTCTTGCAGTTCCAGTTGAAGTAATAAATTTCCATATTTTAGATAATGTGCTTTTCTTTTTATTATTTAAAGTATTTATTTCTAAATCTAATTCATCTTCTGTATCGTAATCTACTTCAGTTTCATCAATTAAAACCCATTCATCACTTAATGTTTCTCCTTTTTCAATTAACAAATCTGCAATAGAATCTGTGGCTAAATTATGTGAACACATTTTAACCCCTGTTTCCTCTTCTGTAGTTTCTTTATTCATACCTTCAATATCAACAAATTCTAATGGTTGTATTGTTTTAAAATATAATTTTAATGATATATTATTAACCGCTAATATTTCATCAATAGCATCAATTATTTCAAGTTGGTATGGTTTTATAACTATATTATCAAATAATAGCGTAGCAGTCTTTATTTCGTCTGCATTGTTACCTAATCCACCATCGCCTGTTCGTATTCCTAATAACATAGGACTTGTAACTCTATGACCTACAATTAATTTATCAAAACATTCTTTAGACAAATATTCATAATGAGCAGGAGCATCATTTAAAGGTAAATCCTCAACAGTTGTTTTACTTTCTGCATTAGCATTAAAAGCTACAATTACTTTTTCTCCTCTTGCACCTGTTAGTTTTCCAAGTACTTCACGTTTCAATTTATCCCGCATTTCCTCTGTAGGAACACCATTATTAAAATTAATAACTTTTGTTCCACTAAAACCGTTTTGACAATCATTGATTTGATAATCTGCTATATTTTCTTCAAGCAAAGCATAAGGTAAAGAACCACTATAATCTATAGGACTATAATAATCAAACCCACTTACATAAGGTTGTATAACATATATTTCAACTTCATTACCATTTCCAAAACCAAAGGCAGGTATTCTTTTAATTTCTTCACTTGGTTTCTTTTTAGTCCAATCATAATGATAATACCACGCTTCAATCTGTCCTTTGTCATTGCATTTTTCTGCTCGTAATGTGTGCATTGGAAAATGAAGTACTTGTTTTACTTGTTTGTTTTCCATTACAACTTGCATAGCAGCCATTCCTAAAAGTTTACGTTCTAAAGCTATTTTCTTTAAATCAGAATCTTTTATAATAGACTTCATTTGTGCATATTCATTTGGCTTTTTATTAGAATCTAAAGCATCTAATCCTTTACCATAAATCATATTTGTAACACCTGTTATAATAGCACCATTTGTAGCACTATATAAATATCTATCAATTAAATATTGAAAGTAATTGTTATCACTTCCGTATTCAATGTAATTGTTCTTTTTATTTTCTTGTATTACAGGGCTTGTGTAAGCACTTAAATTTACTATTGATATATTACTCATATATTTTAAATTCGTTTGTTGTAGTGTTTGCTACATATTCATTTTTATTAACTGTAAAATCTGCTACAACTTGATTTGTACAAAATATTTTATCTTTATAAACTATATTGTTACCGTTTTTAATAGTTAAATTGTAAAATGTATTTTCTTTTAATGCTAAAACATTTGTTGTAGTTAAATAATAACTTGATACAGTAAAATTAGCTGCTATTGTAGTTTCTACATTAGTAGTTTCATTTCTTAAAACAATAGTTGTAGCACTCATTACTCTTGGAATAAATGTTATACTTTGTGATGTGTTTTGTTCTCTTAAAATTATCATACAATATTTTTTATATTAATAAATTAAAATACAAATTGTTTTAAAACAAAAAAGGCATACTAATTAAAGTACACCTTTTTTTAAAAAAAACAAATAATAATTATGCTACAGTACCTACAACAATAAATTCTAATCCAACAGCATCTACATCGTTATTGAGAATAAAATTAGCAGCAATAAATTCAGTTCCTACAAATTCTAATTTATAACCTGACATATCACTCATCGTTGCACCTGTAGAAATTGTAGAAGAAGTTAATTCCATACCTTTTTCTTTTCCAGCTAAAAATATGTTACCGTTGTTATCTTCTACAAATATTCTTGGTCTACCATAACTTAAAATTTTAAGTTGTTTGTGGTCTGCAATAGATAACTTCTTTAAATGTAAAGTTAATTTCTGTTCTACAAAAGCAGAACCATTTTCTCTTGACGAAGTAACTGTTTGTTCAAAAGTTGATGCACCCTTTAATTCGTATTTATATAGTGATGCGTCACCAGGATTTGATACATTTTGTATTACATCATTGCCATCAACAGTTATAACAGTACTACTAAGATAATTAAAAAACCAAACTGCCCTTATTCCACCTATAACGTTCTTACATTGTTCGGCTCTCCCCAAAGTTATATCACAAGGCATAGTATATTTTTTTAAAATTAATATTATGCTACAGTACCTTCAACAATAGAAGCTAAAACTGCACTAACTAATGTACCAGCAGTAGGTACTATAAAATTTGCTGCTAAAGGTTCCATACCTTGAAATTCAATTTTATAACCTGACATATCGCCCATACCAGCACCACTTGAAATAGTTGAAGTAACTAAATCCATTCCTTTAGTTAAACCTGCTAAAAAGAAGTTACCATTGTTATCTTCTACAATAACTTGCGGTCTACCATAAGAAAGTAATTTCAACTGTTTGTGGTCAGCAACAGTTAATTTTTTAATACTTAAAGATAATTTTTGGTCTACAAATGTAGTTCCATTTTCTCTTGATGAAGTTAAAGTTTGCTCAAATGTAGAACTTCCTTTTAATTCATATTTGTAACCGATAGGAGTTCCACCTAAAGCAGTTATTACATCTTCACTTCCTGCAGTTGCAGAATATGTTACCGTTGTAGCATCACCCCAATTAATGAAGTATGCTGCTCTTAATCCACCGATTGAATTTTTACATTGTTCGGCTCTTCCTAATGAAATATCGCAAGGCATAGTTTTATATTTTTTAAAGTTAATAAAAAAGGGTAAGCAATATTACCTACCCTTTATTTAATTATTAATTATAATGATTATGCTGCAGGAGTGTAAAGTACAATTTCAGCACCAATACCATATTGAACAGTAGCTGTAAAACGTGCTACTACTCTTACATTTTGTGAACCATCAATATCAGCCATATCAATAACTTTTACTTCGTTTTGGTCGTTTAGTAAACCTGTTCCAAAATATAAGTTAGATTTTTGAGCAGCCATCATATAATCGTTAGTCATTCCTGTTGCAACAAAGATTTTAACACCATCAAAAGATAATGAACCGTTATTGAACCATTGTGTACCTTGTGCGTTTGTTCCGTTAGCACCTAATCCAGCAGCACCAAATCCTCCTAATGCACGAATATAATCACGAGCAACGGATTGTGAAACGTAAAGATACAAGTCTTCTTTTCCATAAAGTGAAGCAGGAATTAAATCTACAACTTTTCCAAGTTCAGCAATTACGTTAGCAGCAGTAACACCACCTGAAGCAGGAGAAGCTACATCAAGTACAGTAGCATCAGCAGTAGCAAGTGTAACAAAACCGTCAAATTCACCAGCAGTAGCATTAACACCCTTCCAAATGTTTTGTTCTGTTTTTTCAGCAACTTTAGAAGCAACGTGTGCTAATAAGAAATCTGCAAAACTTGGAGGCAAATTATCAAAGGTAGAATAACCCATAGAAATTGCATCCCAATCAGAACGGAAATCTTTTTTACAAAGTTGTAAATTTATTTGAAATTCCTCAGGAGTAATAATTCTTTCAGTTAATGTAACTGTAGAAGTAGCATCAAAATCACAAGTTGCATTTTTAACAAGTGCATCTGTAGCAATTCTTTTGATAACTTCTTTAAATTTAATGTTTGGTTTTACTTCAATACCGCCATTAGCGATTGTAGAACCTGAAAGCAATGCAGCAGAGATGTATTTTCCTGCATTTTCACCAGCATAAGTTGTGGTAATTGATGTTGTAGTAGCCATAATTTATTAATTAAAAAGTTTTGCATTAACTACGTCTTGTGTAGTCATTATGCGATTAGTTGATATTTTATTTAGTTTAACTTCGCTTTTAACTTCAGGTGAGTGTGTTAATGGTTCAACAACAACTTCTGAACTTAATTCTTCTTTAACAACTTCTTTTACTGATTTTAATTCAGCAATTTCAGTTCTTAATTTTTCAATTTCTGCAAAGAACATTTCTTTAGAAACTGATTCAACAATTCTTTTAGGAGTAGCTACTGTTTCAGCTTGTGCTTCAACTTCTTCTTCTACTTCAGGAGCTTCTTCAACTTCAGCAACAGCTTCTTTAATTTCAGCAATAACACCCTCAACGGCTACTACTAAAATCATTCCGTCTTCCATTTCGTATTCTCCAACAGGTACAGGAATTCTATCCTCACCGTTTACAATAAAAACAGCATTATCAGTTTCAAAAGCATCTGCTTCTATAACAGTAACTCCATCTTTAAGTTTCATTTGAGCAAGTTTTACTTCCATACCCAAAAGAGTTTTGATTTCATTAATTACATTCATATTTAATTTATTTATTTAATTAAAATCTTTTTGCGTATTCAGAAGATTCTGTAGCCATATCAGCAACTTCTTTTTTCCATTCTTCCCACGCATTCATAGTCATTCTTGCATCTTGTACTGCAGGAGTATTAGAAGCATCTAAACCTAATTCTTTTGCTGAATTTTCAATTTCTTTTATCATAGTCCATAAATTCGCAGATAAAGGCATTCCTGATTTTGCACTTGCAGAAAATTCAATAAATTTTTTAGCTAAAACAGAAGATTCATTTTTTAATTTATTTAATTGGTCTTTGTATTTTTGACCTGCAGCTAAATCTTTTGTTACTTTAGCAGAAGCAGATTGTAAATCTTTTAAATTTGCTAATTCTACTTTTTGACTTGCTAATTCTGTTTTTCCAAACAAAGCATTCATTACAATTTTTTCCGTAGACATAATTTTATTTTTTAGTATTAATTATTATTATTTATTTTTGTTATAAATTACGAACTTACACTTGTTATAACTCTTGCAGTATTTGTGTTTGTAACTGTACTTGATTGTTGTGCTACTGTAGAACCAATACCTTGTTCTTGTAATTCTCCGTTACAACATTTTGAATCATACTTTCCGTCTTTACATAGACAACCTCTTTTACCACCTTTTGGCGAACTTGTTTTATTTCCCATAATTTTATTTATTAATTTCAGCATTAGTTATTATTGATTTAATTTTTTCTATTAATTCTTGTTCTTTTGCAACTTCTAAACTCATTTCTAATTTGTCTGAAAAATATCCTTCGATGCTAAAGCCCTTTACTTTTCCTGTTTTAACAAAGTCATTCCATATAACTTCATTGTTTACTTTCATAGATACCATCCAAGTGCCTACGGGTGCATTTAAGCCATACTTTTTAGACTTATCCATATCTACATCTTCAACTATCCAACTTTCAACTACAGTTAAATCTTTTAACTTTTTATCGTGTTCTAATGTAGCATTGTTTTGATTGCTATTCATTAAGAATAATTCACTTGCGTGTCTTACTGTATCTTCTGAAAAGAAAATATAATATTCATCTTCGCCATTTCGTCTGTAAATATTTTTATTTGGAATTAATGCAGCCCCCATTAAAATCTTTTTTTCGTCATCTACTTTCGCAAGTTCTAAATGTTCGCTTAATGCAATAAAGTTAGATTCTATTGCAGGAAATTCTACTATTGAAACTGCTTCTATTCCGTTTAAATCTTCGTTTTCGTCTATTACTAATTCTACTATACGCATCTTATATTTTTTTAATTATAATTAATTTAATTTATATTTGTTTTAATTAACCTATACTTGCAGATTGTATTATATTTCTATCCAATGCTTGTGCTGTTGTAACATTATTTGCTACTACATACGCTTGTATCGGTTGTTGTTGTTGATTGCCTATTGTTTGTGCTAATTGATTTGTAGAACTTGCACCTACTACGTTAAATGAAGGAGCAGCAGGAGCTGTACCACCACCGCCACCTTCACCACCTCCAGCGCTTGCAGCAGAACCACCGCCTAAAGCACCTAATCCTTTTGCAGTAGCAGCAATAACAGAACCAATACTTATAGCCATTTTAGCATATAAAACTGCTGATGTACTTAATCCAAATATACCTTTTGTCGCTATTTCTTTAGATGAACCTACATTTGTATTATTTATAATTTCAGCAATAGATAAAGCACCGTTTGCAATTAAAGCTGCCTTTTGTAATTTTTTATTTTTTTCTCCTAATCCAGCTAATATTCCTACTAATCCTTGAGCAGATTGTATTGCAATAGAATTTATATTTCTTTTTGCATCTTCAGCAGCTTTTTTATCAGTAATTATTTTATCTTCAGTAGCTTTTGAATTAGTAATTAAAGCATTATCAGTATCTTTCTTTTTAATTAAAAATTCATTTTCAGCGTCTACTCTTGCTTGTGTTCCATCAGCATATAATTTTCTTTTACGTTCTAATTCTGCAAGGTCTATTTCTTGTTGTAATATTATAACTTCTTTTTGCTTTTCTAATTTTGTTAATTCATTAGTTTGTTGTTCTGCATCAAATTGTTTTGATTTTACATTTAATTCGTTTTTAGTATCTATTTGACTTTGTAATAAATCATTAGATTCTTTTGTTAAAGAATTTTCATTTGCAAGTTGTTCACTTTTTAAACCTTTAATTTGTGCTAATACACCTTCTACATTTGCTTCAGCATTTATTAATGCTACTCTATTTTCAGTTGTTTTATTAAGATTATAGGTTGCTGCTGCAGCATCTTTTTGTAAATTTGCAGCTTTAAGCATAGCTGCTTCTTGTTTTTCTAATGTGACTTTTAATTTATCATTAGCTTTTATTCTGTCTGAAATAGATAATAAATCATTGTCTCTTATTTGTCTTAAACTTTCTGCTTGTCTATCATATTGTTCAACTAATTTAGCTTGTTGAGCAGCTGCTATTAAAGCAGAATTTTGAAGATTAATATTTGCTTCAGATGCTTTAAAAGTTTTAACCGCATAATTTGCTATTGCATCAGCAGCATCACCAACTATTTTTTTACCTCTATCAAATGAATCATTAACACCTGTTAAAACATCTAAAGATTCTTTACCTGCTTTTTTAACAGATTCCATTGCAGCATCAAATTCACCTGCAAATACATTTTTTAATGCTTCACCTAAATATCCAACTGTATCTAAAAACGAGTTAAATCTTTCAATTAAATTCTCTTGAATTAAATCGCCAAACTTTTTTAAATATTTAGTTGGATTTTCAAATACATCTTTAAATAGAGTTACTACAGATGGAAAGTTATCAAAAACAAATCCAAACAAATCATTAAATGCAATAGATAAAGCACCAATAACAGTATTAAAAGTATCTACAACTTTTTGATTCTTACCTAATACTTCTTTGAATAAATTAAATGCTTCCATTACCAAACCAATACCAATGGCTTTTATAGCAAGACCCATTCCTTTAAATCCATCAGCCAAAGATTTAACTCCTGCTTCAGCACTTTTAGTTGATTGCTGTATGCCTTTTATTTCGTCAGCAGTATCTTCAAAACTATTACCTAATTTTTTAACATCTTTAGTTATGCTATCTAAATTGCTTTCTATTTTTAACGTAACTATTTTATTTTCCATTGTCTTTTTATTTGTTCAAATCCTTGCTTCCAAGTTTTTACTAATTGATATTTTCCTTTTGCTATTTCTATAACTTCACTTTGTCCGTAATGTTCGTGTAGTGATAATAATTCTAAAATTTGTTTTATCATAATGTTCTTAAATCAGTTAGTAATTCAAATGATGCTTCGCCTGTTGTTAAATCAGTTGTAAAAGAATTTATAATGTATCGTTTGTCTCTTATTATAAGTCTATTGTTTAATTTAAGAGACGTTAATAGTGATGTTGGTAATATACCACTAACTTTAATTAATCGTGCTCTATAGTTAAATATATTGCCTATGTAATTTGAATAATAAGTTTGATATAAACTATTATCTATAACTACATTTGTTAATGTACTTTGTTGAGCAGGAAAATTTAATGAATAAGTAATTCCACCTGTTAATAATTCTTGCCCAAATGCTTTGTAAGATGTGTGTGCTGTTCCTGTTCCACTTGTTACATTTGAAAAATGAAAAGTTGTAGCAGTTAAAGCGGTTAGTGATGCTGGATTATAATCATATAAAATTATTGGCTTTGGTATATATTTTTGTAAGTCTGTTTTTAAAGCATATCCAACTTGTAATTTGTCTTTTAAGTTGTTAAAGTTTAAATCTTCAAAAGGCAATTTAATTGAATATTCTTCTCCATCATTATTTGTAGTGTATAATAGATTTCCATATTCAATATTATTAGCAGAAAGAAAACCTACATTAACTAAGGATTCTGATTTTTCATATAAAAAATTTATTTTCTTATATGATTTTACTCTTGTTAAATTTGTAGCATCTGTTTTAATATATTTTGTTAAATCTATTATAGTACCTATAGTGTAAAAATTTTCTAAAGTATCTATTGTGTAATTTATTCCATCACTTGAAAAGCAAGTAAGGTTAAACATTTTTAAAACACCACTAAAGAAATCTTCTATTTTTATTTCGGGAAAATAAGAATTTAAAGATAATTTAGCAGTAACAGTAGTTTGATTTGTATTTTTTAAAGCATCATCAGAAATCACAAACGGTCCTGATATTGGGTCGTCAAATTGTGTTTCTAAAAGTAAAAAAGCATTAAATGTAACAACCTCGTTTGCTACAATACTAACATTATAAATATCAGTAGTGTTAAAATCATTTGCTAAATAAATTTTACCAGTATCTGAAACAGTAGTAAAAGATTGTCTTAAAATTTCAACTCCGTTTTTATAAGTAACAAGACTATATGGCAAACCTACAACTGTAAATTGAAGGCGAATAAAAGCAAATTGTCCCACAAAATCATCGGCAGTTAAAGTTTCATCTGTTATAGTTGAACGCCAAGTATCATTGGTTAAATTAATATCAAAATAATTAGCAGTTGTTTTAGTATCCCAAGTTATTAAGTTTGGTGAACTTTTTAAAATAAAACTATCTGCATTTTTTAAATATAAATAAGCATTTGTAAACCTTGCATCTGCTAAAAAAGTACTTGGATTTTGAGTTGTTCCTTGTAAATTAACGTTGAATTTATCTTCAATCATATTAAAAATTGTTTTTAACCTTACTGCAGGAAACAATTCATTATATCTTATTGGATGTGAATTTACAGTAATATCATTATCTCCACCAGCACCATAATTCCAATATCTATTTGAAGATATTAAAGGAAACATTACATCTGCACTTGCTGCTGTTGTTACCACTTTATCTTTTACAATATTAGCTGTATATGAAATATCATAGTCAGTAGTGTCTAAATCTTTTAAAAATAAACCTGCAAATTTATCTTTTAAGTTTCCTAAATTACCTATAAAAGTAATTGAATAACTTTGTGCTTCATTGTTTTTAATATCGCAACTTTCAAGTTGTATTTTACCAACTCTAAAAGGTATTGTATCAAGTTCAATATATGCGTCTGCTTTTGTTAAAGTAGTAAATTGCGTGTCTAAAGAATTTTCATACCAATGTTTAAAAATTTTATTATTATTTTTAGTAGCTGGAACTGTAAATGTTTGGCTAAAATCAGTAAAGGTTTTAGATATATCATTTATGTTTTGAATAGAACTTGTTACAGATATTTTTTCATCGTTAAATAATTCTACCCTATCATATTTTAATGTAGATAAATTCTTTATATATATTCCTACTACTATCATATAACATTATTTATTAAATCAAATGAATATTCAAAGTCTAATTCAAAGTTTATCATTTTATCTTTTAATTGTGTTTTAAAAGTATGTGATTGTGTTTTAACTTTTACAGGTTTGTTATCTAATAAAACAGTTTCGCTTAATAACAAATCAGTTATTAATTCATTGTAATTTTCATCAACCCAACCTGTATTTAATTTAACTGTTTGTGTTCCGTTTATATTAAAAACTTTACTTTGTCCTTTATTTACATTATAATTAATTGCAGAAGGTAGTAAATTATATTCTGAACCTTTTACGCTTATAGCGTTTGTTTGTGCTTTAAAAAAAGTAATAGTTTCCCACCCACCATATCTATTTATAAAATCACAAAGTACAGGAGTGTATTTACATTCTTCTACTGGGTATGTATAAAACGATTGTATTATAGAACTTCCACTTGCTGGAGTGTATGTAATTGTAACTTTACAACTATTTATAAAATTGTTATCTATTTTAGCTAAGGTAATTGGTATTTTCACATTGAATATTCCTGAGTAACCGACTAAAATATCTGAATTATTATTATAAGAATAAACTCCATCAATTCTTTCATATTTTATATTTACAATAGTTGTTGTAGTTGTTGTTTTGTCTATTAATAAATTTACATATTGAATTAAATCATTTGGATATGTAGCTTGTGAATAATACGTTTTATTTATATTTGTATTTGTTAAAATACTTATTTTAGTATCACTTGGGTTTTGTATTCCGTCTGAATAATTAGTGAAAGCATTTACACCTACATAATCTATAGTATCTAAAAGCGTATATGTAGTTCCTACTAATTTATATCTTTTTACTCTAAATAATGCCCATTCGTTTACTACCTCATTACCGGCATAATAATTTGGATAAATAGCTTTTATGTTATCTATATATTCTTTAACATAATTAGAAACATTATAGGATGTGCTTAATTGTGTTGTGCTTGGATTTGGTTTTGATAATGTATATGTAGGAGTTGCAGGAACTGAACCGCCATAATTATAAATAAATAATTCAACTTTACTTCCTATTGCACCTGATTCATTTACTTCGATTATAAATGGACTTCTTACTTTAACTACTTTCATATTGTATGATATTTTGTATCAATTAATTCTTCATCTATATATATTTCTTCTTTGCAACTCCATAAAATTACATATTGACTTGAGTCAATTACATTTTCGCTTTCAATCGTAAAACTTTTAACAAAATCGTTATCAGTTATATAAATTTTCACTATATTCATTTTATATCTTTTAAATTATAATCTACCATTGTTTCTATATCTTGTCCAAATGCTTTTATTAAATCTACGTCTATGTATTTTTTGTAACCCGCTTCAAATGGTTTTGTAAAAAACAAACTTGGTTTAATTCCTTTTTGAAATATTGAACGTGTAATTAAATAAGCTGTTGATTCATAACTTAAAAACCTACCTGATTTTCTATCACGAAATTGAAACCCTTTTTGTTTAACCCATTGATTTATTCCTTGAGTTAAACCGCCTTTTCTTCCTGTACCTGAACCAAACTTATAAGGACTGTTAGGTGCTTTATTAGAACTTGTTTTACCTTTAACACCTAAATCTACAAACGTACCATAATCTGCCATTTGAAACCCTACAATAGTATAATTGTTTTCAGTTACTACTTCGCCCTTTAAACTATTATATAATGCTTTAGAATTGTTTTTACTTGACTTTGACAAATTACTTCTTGATTGCTGTATAACATAATCACGAAACTTTGTTATAACTTTTTCAACTTCTAACATTTAGTCATCGGATTTTGTATTGCAATATCAAATGTAGTTGTAACTCCTGCTAATTTATTTTCAAATCTTTCTACAAAAAATTCTATTGATGCAGAACCATTTACTAACTCATAATCTTCAGCTAATGCACCACGACTTAATACTTCTAAAAATCTATTTGCTACTGCTAATTGTGTATTTAAAACGTCTTGTTCGTTATCGTTACCTATAAATATATCTGTAGTTAAACTTTTACTTTCATCTACAATATCCATACTTAAAATAGATATGTTATAATTCAATACAGCACCTTGATATGAAACTGAATTTACAATGATATGACTTAAAGGGAATATAGTTTGCTTGTTTAAATCAACTTTAAATATATCACCAGTTGTAACTGTATTGACAAACAAATCTTCTTGTAGTTTGTTTTTTATTACCTGCGTTATTTCGTAAAATGTACTCATTTATTTTTCTTTATTAAATCTGATTCTATTTGATTCTTTTGTTTCTCAAATGTTAGATATGTTAAACATTGGTTAATTGGTAATTCGGTAACTCTATCAAATTGGATAAGGTCTCCTTGAGCAATAGCATAGATTGAACTATACCATCCCCATCTTTTTCCAAATTGTGCTGATGCAGAATAGTCTGAATCTCCTTGTTGTTCTCCAAATAAGTCATCGTACTTTTCAATAGTTCGTTGCCTAAAGTGTAAAAAAAAACATTTGCACCAAATACAACATCAAGCGGTGCGTGTTTCATTACATCACTATATGTTATTGAACCATTATACTTTTCAATGTCATACGTGCCATTTAAGCCATTCTTTTTAATTGGTCTATATAATACTGCCATTGCTTTATGCATCTGTTCCCAGTCTGTTATATATGTATCTAAATCTGTATATTCACCAAAGGTCATATCATCTAAATTAGGAATGAAACCAAATTCAACTCCACCCATTTTAAATTTATTTATAAACTTATGGTTTTTAACATCAAACATTTTACCTAAAGAGTTTGTTATTTCAACTACATCTTTATATCTTATTTCTGCAACTTCTTTTAAATCTATTCCGCAAAATGTTTGTACCATCTTTTGATGTAGAAATTCTGCATCTTCATTATCTTTGGCTATCTTTAAGAATGCTTGATATTGTGCTAACTTAATTTCTTTTAGTTCAGTAGGTATGCTAATTTCTAACTTCATATTATTGTTTTTGATAATAATAAAATAAAGTTGTAATTGTATTAAACAAAAAAAAGGCACATATTTCTATGTACCTAATTTAACCAAATATAACTAACCTAATTTAATTTTCTGATTCGTATGCTTTTTTACATTCTTTATTGCAATAAGTCTTTTCACATTCTTCTCCGCAATATGCACATTCGTTTTCTAATTCTTCTAAAGGATATTCATTCATAGCTTTTGTTTTTAATTATAAGCAAATATAATACTTATGTTTTAAATAAAATACATTTAACAAATATTTAACTATTCAAATAAGCTGATGCTATTAAATACATTTGCTGCATCTTTTTAATTTCGCCTATATTTCTTGGTAGGTTAATCATTACTTCTACATTCTTAACGTGATGTAAATAACATTGTATCGTAGCAATCATTTGTCCGTAAGTCATAGTTAAAAAGTCAGGTTTTCGCCATCGTTTACTTTGTCGCAAGTATAGTATTAATTTGCGACATTAATATATAAAGTAGTTTCCTTTGTTGGCATTCCCTAATTGATATGTAACGCAATATCTTAATGGGTCTAATAGGTGATTGTGTGCATCGATTGGAGTTTTTGACCTTTTTTCTAACCAACAATAATTGTTTAATTCTTTAATTAAGTTTATTGATTCAGGAGATACTATCAAATCATAATCTTGCAATACACTAATGCCATAAGTAACAGAATCAGGACCTTTAATTGCAGGAACTATATTTAAACCTAATGAAGCTAATTCACTTATCAATCTTGGTTCAGCACTATCAGCAACTATTAAACAATCATTTGCGTGTTGCCTGTTTAAATGGTATATCTGCGAAGTAGTTAAACCGTGTAGATAAAACCTTTCATTAATATAAATTCGTTTGTTTGTTGTATCTATATTACATTCTACTAAAGTTGATGCGTCTGCAGCAAATCCATAATCCTGTCCAAAGATAGACTTACCTACTTGTTCGTACTTACCTATTGTCCAGTTAGTAAATATAACTCCTTCTGCTTTGTCTAACCATCCACCTAATATTTGATGTTTATACTTTTCAGGTCTTCTTAATTTTATATTCTCTGTTTGATTTATAAATGATTCAGAAAGATTATTTATATTATCTAAATATGTTGTGTGAATATATGTAGTATCTCCTTTTATTAAATTGCTTCCGTCTTGTACTCCTTTATCTTCAAAGAATTTTTTATATATAAAATGTTCTTTTGTTCCAGGATTTAAAACTAATAAAACTCTATTGTGTATTCCTTTTGTTCTTATACTAAAGTCTATTTTTTCAAATGTTTCTTCATCTGTTAATTCTTCTGCTTCATCTAATACCCAAGTTGTAACACCTGCTAAAGATTTAAGTGATGCCGTTTGTGTTCCGCTGCTTGTTTTAATACCTTTAAATAGAATCTTAGAACCTGTTTTTCTATTTATGACTTCATCTTTAGTAATATAAAAATCGTGACTTAAATTAGCTGTTTCAATCTTATCTATAAATTCAGGTATAATAGATACAGATGCAGATGTTAGTGTATATCTTGTAAATAATATAACGTGTCCTGTTTCATAAGTCAATCCTAATAAAAATGAATTTAAAGAATAAGACTTACCAGAACCACGCCCACCTGTTATAACAAAGTATCTACTTTCAGAACCTAATAAATTAAATTTAT